AGCGTATCGCGTTCTCGAGCTGATCGGTCGCGGCCATGTCAGGTTACCTCGGTGCAGGTGAGCACCGCCACGCGGTCGGCCTCGTAGGTGTTCGAGATCGAATTGATGCGGAGCGTCTTCCCGCGCACGACTAGACGGCCCGTTACGGTGATCCCGCATCTCGCGATGTCCGGCCACCTGCATCGGAGCTCCCAGTTGACCATTTCGGTCGGCCCATCCGCCCACGCGACCTCGGAGCCCGAGAGCTGCCGCATCTGGACGCGCACATAGGGCTCCTCGGAGATGGCGTAGCCCGTCGCGTCTCCGATGGCATCCGATGCACCGAGCAGGTACACGGTCGCCTTGTAGCGCAGCAGGCCCGCGGAGATCACGAGAACGGCCCCTTCATCCGGAGATGCTCGAGCATGAACTGAGCGCCGAGCGGCGTCGGCGAGAGCAGCGTCGGCGCGGTCGCCTCGGGGTTGTTGTACCACGCGCCGACGATCGATATGACGGCCTGAACGACTTCGTTCGGCTCGACCGCGTAGCCAGCCACATATGTGACCGTGATCAGCGTGCCATCGTCGATCGTCGGGGCATCGAGGAACTCGATGGCCGCGAGCGTGTCGGCGGTGTCGAGCCACCGGAGATCGGTGTCGAGCGTCTCGGTGTTCCCGCTCGCCGTGTATGTCACGCTCGTGAGCGAGGTGACGGGCTGAACCGCGAGCACGGTGCGAGACCACGAGCGGATCTTCATCGTGCGCGATGCGCTCGTGAGCCTGAAGCCGCAGTAGTTCTCCACCCACGCGACAGCCGCGGCGATGAGCCGAGTGAGCTCGGCGTCATCGTCGGCGTAGTCGATGCGGAGCGCCGACTTGACGGTGGCTAGTGCGATGGCCATGAAAGGATCTCCTGCGGTTTCCCGCAGGAGATCCCGGGGAGCAAGAAGATCACTTGAACGCGAGGTAGCCGAACGCCGCGGTGTTCGTCACCACGACATCGCTGCGCTTCCACGCCTGAAGCACGGTGGACAGCTTCTGCATCTGCGTGGTCTGGTCGACCCAGAACTCGAGCGCGCCGCGGTCGTAGATCTCGACATATGAGAAGTTTCCGACCACGGCCGCCACATCGTTCGCCGCCGTGGTGGTCGGCATGAATTCCGAGATGCTGACGGGGATGCCGTACAGCGTGCCGGAGATGCCGTTGGTGAGGCCTTCCTGCACATTGTCTGACACCTGCCAAAGATAGCGGTTGGTCGTGTCCTTGAACAGGCGCACCGTCTTCGCGACATCGTCGCCCATGACCCACCGCAGGTTCGCGCGGTAGCGCGGAAGGATCTTGTGAGTGGCGCTGATGACATCGTCCGCGCCGAGCGTGGTGAGGCCCGCGCCCGTCGCGCCCGAGCCAGTTCCAACATGACGCTGCGCCGTGACCGCCTTGATGGCGCTGATCGCGCCGAGCGGCTGCGCCGGAGCACCCGTTGCGCTCGCGCCACCCGTGCCCGTCATCAGGAACTGTTCTTCGGTCTGATAGACGCCCTCGGCCACCTTGCGCGCGAGGAAGTCGCCACCGCCCACATAGTCGGCGTAGGCGAACTTCGTCACGGGGACGCGGCAGCTGAACGCGTAGTCTCCGACCGTCTTCCGCCCGAATGTGATCGCGCTTTCGGTCACGCTGTTCGTCGGGGTGGCGTAGCTGTCCGTCGTGGTGGTCGACTCGTCGACCAGGTACCCGGTCGGAATGCTCGCGTCGACGGTAATCTGCTGATCAGATGCGACGGTGTAGACCGTCGCGAGGTTGCGGAGCACGAGCGACTTCCCCGCGAGCTCGACGATCCGGCGCTGCATATCGACGGGAACCGGAGCGTTCGAGGTCGAGTTTGCGTTGCCGTTGATCGTTCCGCGATATTCGTTCATGTCTCCGGTGAGGAGAGCGCGAGCGAAAGCGGCTCGGGAAGCGCCATCGGCCGAAACGCGCGCAGGCGACTGCGCGGTGAACTCCGGACGCGCGAGTTCCGAGCGGAGCGTCTCGATGCGGTGCATCCGGGAGATCGAGCCATCGAGCTCCCGGTATCGCGCGTCCATCTTCTCGAACTGCTCCTGCTCGAGCGAGCCGAAGTCGGCGCGCTCGTTCAACTGCTGCATGTCGAGGAGCAACTTCTTGCGCTCCTCGAGCAGACCCTTCATGTCGTTCCAGTCCTTAGCCGTGCTCATTTGATCTCCAATCCGCGCAGGTAGATGGCGCGGCGAATGCGCTCCCGATCCGCAACGCTGCGGAGCTCGGAGCTTGTTTGCGGATATGCGGCGTCCTGCACGATCGAGATCTCGACGAGCTTCGCGCGCTCGACGAGCCTCTCGGTGCGTTCCTTGTTCCACGAGTCGCGCTCGACATAGAAGCCGAACGACATCTCCCCGGAGAGGTCGCCGCGCTCGAGGAGCGCGCGCACATCCCGGCCTAGCGTCGTGTCCGGCAGCTCGGCCTCGAACTGAAGCCCGCGCCTATCGCTCTTCAGCGACAGCGTTCCCGAGCGAGTCCGCGCGAGCGGCATCGAGGCGTCGTGGTTGTAGTAGAGCTTCACATCGGCGCGCGCGGACAGCGTGGAATCGAACGCGCCCGGAGCGATGCGCTCGACGAACGATCGGCCGAGCTCGACGATCTGCCTGGAGTCCTGGTTGTACACGGCCGCGTAGCCCGCGAGGCGCGAGCCCGTCACGGTCTGTTCCTCGGTGCCGATGGAACGCCTAGAAATCATTCGGGGTGCCCGCTTCCTGCGAGGTGTCGCTCCCCGCGTTCGTGGTGCCGCCGCCCTTGCCCATGTTGAGGGCCACGATGGGCTCGTCGAGACCGGGGAGCGGAGCGAGGTTCAGCATCTCGCGCGCCTCGTTCCGCGTGATCACGCCCGACTCGACGCCCGTCCGCAGCGCGGCGAACTGCTCGGCGATCGACGGCCGCGAGATCATGTCGGCATCGAAATGCGCGTCGGTCGCGCCGAGCTTCCCGACGAGCTCGGCCTTCCATGTCTCGAACCAATGCGCGAGGCACGCGTCGAGGTACTGCCTCGAGAGCCACTCCATCGAGCCGTAGGCGTTCGCGCCGTGCTCGCTCAGGTAGCTCGTCGGCACGCCGTAGATGCGCGAGACATCCTCGATCGAGTAGCGGCGCGCATCGTTCAAGCCCTGATCGTCGAGCGTGCTCGAGATGCGCTCGACCTTCATGCCCTCGGCGAGCACGAGCGGGCGGCCTGCGTTGACCGCTCCCGAGTGCTTCGCCATGTAGTCCTCGGTGATCCCCTGGCGCGCCGCCACCGAGAGCGGGCCGGGGTGCACGATGGCGATCTTGGGATTCCCCGCGTTCGACATAACCTGCAACTGCGCCGCTTCCTGCGCGGCCATCACCTGTAGGCTCGTGCGGCACAGTCCGATGGGCGACTCGCCCCACAGGCCGTCGAGGCCGGGCGCGCGGATGTGCAGCATCGAGACCATGGGCACATCGCCGTAGGCGTTCGTTTTGTAGAACGGATCGGGCTTCAGCAGGTCGAGCGACACGGTGTCGGCGTTGCACGGCAGCAGCTCGAGGAGCCCACCGCCGCGCGTGCGGTTGATGACCGCGAATGCGTTCCCGTAGAGGAGCGCCTGCATCGTCATCGAGCGCCGGAACTCGAATCCCGACTGCCATCGGTTCGGCCGCTCGAGCAGCGCCGACACGACGGTGTCGGTGGTGTCGAACGGCGTGCGCGCGATGTCGTTCGAGATGAGCGTGGCCGCGCGATAGACAGGCGTGTAGCGCAGCGCGGTGCTCGGCGTGATCGTCGGGATTCCCGACGAATCCCAACCGAGCGGAAGGACGCCGTGGGCCTTGTAGTGACCCCAGGCGTTTCCGCGAATCGACTGCCACAATCTGCGGAGCATGGGCGAATCTGAGCGCAGGCGAGCCCGCAGCATCGCACCTAAAGCAAACCGCGCGAAAGATTTTCAGACTTCGTAGCAGCTGGCTCGCTTTCCGCCCCACACATGGATGGCGATGATCGAAGCCACGAGCGGATCGAGGATGCAGTACTCGCGCGACTTCACGGGGCGCACATTGCCGTTGATGTCGGCCTTCGCGTGCGCCTCGGCGCAGGATCTGCGAAGCACCGGATCGTCGCCCACCACGAGCTTCGAGCCCTGCCACAGGTTCGCGAACAACTGGCAACCGGGGCCGAAGGTCGCGATACCCATGTGGTACGGCTGCAATGGGACACCCTCGGCGAGCAGATCCTCGGCGAGCGACTTCGCTCCCCAACGGTCGTAGCCCACGAGCCGGATGTCATAGAAGTCGCGCAGCTCGAGGATGCGCTGCCGGATCGCGCCGTAGTCGACCTCCCGGCCGGGCGTGAGATGCACCTTTCCCTCGGTGCTCCACAGGCGCACAGGCATCCGGTAGTCGAGCTCGCGCTGCGCCACGCTCTCGCGCGGCCACCAGTAGTGCCCCTCGAGCACGACGCGCCCGTCCTCGAGCGGGATCGCGAGCACGAGCGCCGTCATGTCGAAAGACTTCGAGAGGTCGAGCCCGCACCACGCCGGGCGCCCGCGCAGCGTCTCGCGGTCGATCGCCTGCCCGCCGGGCCAGAGGGCCATGTCGAGCCAACCGCCCGTATTTTCGTCGAGCCGCGCGGCGTGGTAGCGCGAGAACTCCCCGCGCCCCGCGGGGCTGCGCTTCATCGTGTTCCACGAGCGCCGCAGGCTTGCGAGATCGGGCTGCCCGAACGGGAGCCCAGGATTCGCCTTCACCCACGCGCCCTCGTCCTCGAGCGCGTCGGACGGGTCGATGCCGTAGAGCATCGGCATCGTCGCATCGTCCTCGACCTCGCCCGTGAGGATCGCCTCGCCCTGCTTGGTGAGCTCGGCGTACTGGTTGTCGGCGTTGGCGCCTGGCGTCGTGATCAGGACGCCGAGACTCTCGGTTCGCTTCGAGCCCGTGGTGAGGAGCTTGGTGAGGAAGCGCCCTCGGTACTCGGCGCACTCGTCGGCGATCCACAGGCTCGGGTTCAGACCGTCCAGGCTGCGCTCGAGCGCAGGCAGCGCGGTCATCTCGCAGTCGTTCACGGGCCGGATGAGCGAGTGGTAGCGCACCTTCAGCGACTCCTCGCCGAGCCGAGTCGCCATCGTCTTCGCGGTGTCGAGGCAGATCCCTGCCTGTTCCTCGTTGTTCGCGAGCACATGGACGCGGCGGCCGTCGCCCTGCATGAGATCCCAAACGGCGAGGCCCGCCATGAGCGTGGTCTTCCCGTTGCCGCGCGCGATCTGCACGATCCCGAGCTTGACCCGCCGCCGACCGTCCGCCACCCACCGCCACCCGATCAGGTTGGCGAGGAGCCACGCCTGCCACGGGTGCAGGTCGAACGGTCGGCCGCTCGCCTCGCCGACGAGCGACAGGCGGCGGTAGAAGTCGCCCAGGGCGTTCACGCCGTCCTCGTCGAGGCGCAGGTCGGTGCGCTCGAGGTCGGCCTGCCACCGCTTGCACGCGGCGTAGATCCATCGCCCGGCAGGCTCCCGGCCCGCGAGCACGGCGTCGGCGTAGCCCTTTGC